GTAGCCGTTTTTTAAGCCGAGGTTCTACCCCCCCTGTCTCTCCAGACTGTTCTCTCCCTGAGACGCAGATCACACGGCCATCGTCGCCGTTTGAAAAGCCATGACAGCCGAACGAAAACTGAAAGTAGTCAAAGAAAGCCCGAGCAAGCGAGGGGCAAAGAAAAAACCGCTATTAGGTAGCACAAAACCAAGAATTCAAACACCGCCGTTAAAAGGTGCGTCTCGAATTGCTGAAGTTGTGGATTTAGCAAAAAAGATTGGCATGCCGTTACTTCCTTGGCAGGAATACGTACTTGAGGATATGTTGAAGGTAGATACGCAGGGAAATTTCCAACGCAAGTCAAATTTACTGTTATGCGCTAGGCAAGTAGGTAAAACCCACCTTGCAAGAATGAGAATCTTGGCTGGCCTCTTTCTGTTTGGGGAAAAGAACATAATTGCAATGTCCTCAAACCGAAACATGGCTTTAGACACCTTTAGGCAGGTTGCCAACACTATTGAGGATAATGACTTTCTAAAAGCGCAAGTAAGACAAATCCGATACGCCAATGGTCAAGAATCAATAACCTTACTTGATGGCGCACGTTATGAGATCGTAGCGGCAACGAGAGACGGAAGCCGAGGCAAGACTGCCGATTTCCTTTATATTGACGAATTACGTGAAGTGAGCGAGGAAGCGTTTAAGGCAGCGGTTCCAGTAACAAGGGCAAGACCTAATTCTCAAACTTTAATGACTAGTAACGCCGGTGATGCGTTCAGTACGGTTTTGAATGATATGCGTGAACGTGCGCTTGATTATCCAAGTAAAACTTTTGGGTTTTGGGAGTATTCAGCACCTCTAGCGGCTAGGACTGACATTCGCAATAAAAAGTATTGGGCTATGGCTAACCCTGCCCTTGGTTACACCATTACCGAGGAAGCAATTGAGGAATCTATTGCTACTAACTCGATTGAAGCCACTTTAACCGAAACTTTATGTATGTGGATTGATTCGCAGGTTAGCCCTTGGACTTTTGGGTCAATTGAGGCTTGTTCCGTATCTGAACTCAGTTTGCCAGTAGGTGCAATGACTGTAATGGCCTTTGATGTTAGTCCAAGCAAAAGATCAGGGGCTTTAGTTGCGGCGCAGATAATTGATGGCAAAATTGGTATTGGAGTAATGGAGACCTTTAGTAGTGAAGTCGCTATCGACGAACTTCGAATGGCTAGTTCGATAAATGAATGGGCTTTGAAATATAGACCGGTTCAGATTGCTTACGATAAGTATGCAACCGCCTCTATTGCCCAACGCTTAACTCAAAGTGGTCATAAACTAATTGATATAAGCGGTCAGACCTTTTACCAAGCATGTGGCGAATTAGCCGACAGTCTTTCAAACTTGCGGATTGTTCACTCAGGTCAAACCGAATGGGTTTCGTCAATGAATAACTGCGCCGCTAAGTATTCGGACGCAGGTTGGAGAATTATTAGGAGAAAATCAGCCGGCGACGTAACCGCAGCAATTTCAACCGCTATGGTTGTCCACATGTTGAGCAAACCTATCTCAGTACCTAAGATTTTCGTCTGAGCATTGTGATATACTTCACCAATGGGATTTTTTCGTAATTTAATCGGATTAGAACCAAAACCACAAATTTCGGCTCAACTAGCCCCACCGGTTGTCGCTGACCCTTTTAATTTTTATTCTCAGTTCACTCCCTTCCAATCAGTAGGACGTGAGGAAGCAATCTCCGTTCCTAGCGTTATGCGTTGCCGTAACTTAATAGCGACAACAATCGGAACAATGGAACTAAAAACTTATTCCAAGGCCACAAAAGAGGAATTACCAAATTTACCTTGGGTGAATCAATTATCTAAGTCAGCACCTAACTCAATTATTCTCACCGCCTTAATTGATGCCTTAATTTTTTATGGGACAGGGTATCTAGAAGTGGTTGAGGTATATCAGGACGACAATCGACCTGCACGCTTTGATTTTGTTAACAACACTCGAGTTCAAGTTCAATTAAACAAATTAAACACCTTTGTCGATTTTTATACAGTCGATGGACGTGAAAGACCAATGTCAGGCGTCGGAAGTTTAGTCACCTTCCAATCACCTATTGATGGAATCTTACATGCCGGCGCAAGAATTTTACGTGCGGCAATAGATTTAGAAAAAGCCGCCGCTAACGCCGCCGCCGTCCCTACCCCTGCCGGAATCTTGAAAAATAATGGCGCAGATTTAGGTGAAAAAGAAGTTGCTGGATTATTAGCCGCTTGGCGTCGTAGTCGTTCAGAAAGATCAACCGCTTATTTGACTTCAAGTTTAGAATTTCAACCAACTTCGTTTTCACCGAAGGATATGACCTACAATGATAGTTTGCAGTACATGGCTACGCAGGTCGCAAGATTAATGAACGTTCCGGCGTATTATATTTCAGCGGACATGAACAATAGTTTAACCTATTCTAATGTTCAGGACGAAAGGCGTCAGTTTGTAGCCCTATCCTTACAACCTTACGTTAGTGCAGTTGAAAATCGTTTTAGTATGGACGATCTTACAAGCCAAACACAATTTATAGCGTTTGACATGGACTCCGGATTTTTAAGAGCCAATCCTTTAGAGCGTTTGAATGTAATCGAAAAAATGCTTCAATTGAATTTAATTACAGTTGAGGAAGCGAGAGAAATGGAAGAGTTATCACCAAATGGAAATAATTAATTTTAGCGCAGATTTAGAGGCTTCAGAGTCTCGTCGTATTATTGCCGGTAAAATTGTTCCTTATGAGAACGAGATTGGTAACACCTCAGTTGGTAAGGTAATCTTTGAAAAAGGTTCTATTCAAATTGATGAACCTACTAAAGTAAAACTTTTGCTTGAGCATGACCCTAAATCTCCAATTGGCAGAATGAAAAAGGTCGATGAGGATGATTCAGGAATTTATGCTGAGTTCAAGGTTAGTAATACTACTAGGGGTACAGATAGCCTCATTGAGGCAAGCGAAAACCTACGTTCCGGCTTGAGTGTTGGAGTCGAAGTTATTAAAGGAAAAAACAGTAACGGAATTTATAGAGTTAGTTCTGCAAAACTTATGGAAGTCAGCCTAGTACAGGCCGCCGCTTTCGAAAGTGCCGCAGTAACTTCAGTCGCTGCGTCAAACGCAGAGGCAGAATCAACCGAAACCAAAACAGAAAATGAGGAAATTGTGGAAAACACAACACCTGAAACAACTGTTGCGTCAGAGGTAGTAGAGACCCCAGCGGTTGAAGCCTCTCGCCCAACAATAGCAGCACCAATTTACACTCGTCCTCGTCTTGAGTTCACAAAGGAGAAATTCCTAGAGAACACACTTCGAGCCAAGTATCTAAACGACGATGAGGCACGCCAATACATTTCCGCCGCCGCCGATACAACTGACAACGCAGGTTTAGTTCCAACACGTCAATTGACTGAGGTAATTAACCCATTATCAAACGCTGATCGTCCATTTATTGATTCTATTTCAAGTGGTGCATTACCTGATGCAGGTATGACTTTTGAAATTCCTAAACTAACTCAAGCACCAACAGTTGCAGAGACAGCCGAAGGCGCAGCGCCATCAGATACAGACCAAAACGTTTCCTTCTTAAGCGTTTCAGTCAAAAAGTACGCCGGACAGCAAACATTTTCGACAGAAATTCTAGACAGATCATCTCCAGCGTTTTTCTCGGAGTTGGTACGTCAAATGGAGTTTGCTTACGCTAAAGCAACAGACGCAGCAGTTGGAAACGTAATTGCTCAAGTTGCAACAGATGGCGGCAACCGCACAATGACAGCAGCAAACATTCAAGATTTTATTTCTGATGCAGCAGTTTCTATTTACTCAGGAACTCTTGGCTTTGCGCAAAACATTGTAGTTTCACCTGAACAATGGGGCGCATTGATGGGCTTGGTTGACGGTTCAAATCGTGCAGTATTCACACAAACCATTAATCCTCAGAACGCATCAGGAAACCTAACACCAACTAACGTTCGTGGAAACATTGGTGGATTAAACCTTCGTGTTTCACGTTACCTATCAGGAACTGGCGACGCTTCAATTATAGTTCTAAATCCTGAATCATTTACTTGGTACGAGTCAAGCAAGTACCGCTTGGAGACAAACCTAATTTCAACAGGTCAAATCCAAGTTGCTTATTATGGCTATGGCGCAATTGCTAATAAAGTTGCAGCCGGTGCTTACAAGTGGATGGTTGCATAAACTTTCCTCACTAGGGATAACCTGTAAAGGGGCATTGGAAGCCTTTGCCCCTTTACTTTAAGAAAGGACAAGATTTTGCCGGCTGTTTATGTTACCAAAGCGGAACTTCGGACATTACTTGGAATCGGAACTTTATATTCAGATTCAGTAGTTGAGGAAGTTTGTCAGGCTGCCGAAAATATTGTCAAAGGCTTTTTGTGGTTTAATGACTATAATATTGTTTATCAAGAAACTACTTCAACAGTATCAGCCACAATTTATACAGACAAAAAACACAACGTTTTAGTTGGTCAAACCGTAGTTGTTGAAAATTGCGGCTCAAAATATAACGGTTCAAAAACAATAACCGCAGTAACAGATTATTCAATGACTTACGCAGTAAATAACGCAACTATAGAATTAAAACACCCAGTAGTTCCATACGGAACAGCGTCTGCAACTACTCATATAGATTACGCAACAGTCCCCGAAATTCGTCAAGGTGCCGCCATGATTGCAGTTGACATTTGGCAGAGCAGACAACAAACTGCGTCAGGTGGAATTTCACCAGATTTCCAACCATCACCCTATAGAATGGGAAATACTTTACTCGCAAGAATCAGAGGGCTCATAGCAAATCACCTTTCCCCTAACGGTTTGGTTGGCTGATGACTGTCGCCGTTACGACTCTCAGGTCAACCCTTGCGACGGCGTTGGAGAACGCTGGGGTTTGGCAGGTGTTTTCTTACCCACCTGCCTCACCCATTGCCAATTCAGTAATTGTTCAACCGGATGAGCCTTACATTGAACCAAGTAACAACATTTACTCAAGTGTTGCCCCGAAAGTAAATTTTAGAATAGTAATGATCGTTCCAATGCTAGATAACCAAGGAAACTTAAACGGCATTGAGAGCATGGTTGTTGGCGTGTTCAATAAACTAGCCGCCTCAACAACCTTGAAAATAAGTGTTGGCAATATATCGGCACCGACAGTACTTTCAAACGCTGCCGGCGAAATGTTAACAAGTGATATGTCCGTCTCAATCATGACAAGTTGGAGTTAAAAAATGAGTGATTTTATAGATGTTCCTTCCGAGGACAAGGCTTGGCTTGAAAAAGTCGGGCAAGTAGCAAAAACAGATAAGCCAAAACCAGTCTCAAAGAAAGATGAGGAATAACCAATGGCTGTATTTCTAAATAATAAGGTCGGCGTAAAGGTTAATTCCGTCGATCTTTCAGATCATGTGACTAGCGTCACACTTAACCGTTCGTTTAATGAATTATCGGTGACAGCCATGGGCGATACCGGTGAAAAATTTGTTAAAGGCTTGGAAACTTCAAGCGTGGCAATTTCCTTCCTAAATGACACCGCTTCAGCCAACGTTCTTGCAACATTGCAAGCCGCTTGGGGAACTTCAGTTACTGTAGTTTTGTTACAGGAAAAAGGAACCGCAGTTTCAGCAACTAACCCACTTTATACAATGACATGCCTTATCAATAACACTACCGACATTAACGGCGGAGTTGGCGATCTTGGTACTCAGGATGTAACATGGACTGTAAACGGTGCAGTAGCCGTTGCAACAACAGGTACATTCTAAGGAGTAGTAATGATTAAATTGAGAGTGTCAAAGGCTTCAGGGGAAGTATCCGAATTTGATATAACCCCTGCACTCGAATATGCGTTTGAACAGAATTTTAAGACTGGTTTTCATAAGCGTTTCAGAGACGAGGAAAAGCAGTCGGACGTCTATTGGCTTTCATGGGAAGCGGAACGACGTGCAGGTAATACAGTTCCGCCATTTGGGGACAAGTATCTAGAAACTCTATCCAAGGTAGAGATTATGGACGCTGACTCCCCAAATGGGTGACGAGGTATGACTTTACTTATCTAATTGCTTTATTAGCAGTTAGGACTGGCATACCTCATTCAGAGTATTTGAAAATGGATAGATCGCTACTTTTAGCAACTATGAGCGTGTTAAAAGAGGACTCAAAAAGGATGGAAAATGCCAGTAGAGGTAAAGGGGCTCGTTGAGGTTCAAAAAGCCTTAAAGAAGTTTGCGCCTGATCTTTATAAGGAAATGAACAAGGAAATCCGTAGCGCAATGCGTGTAGTCATTGCAGACGCAAAAAGACAAGTTCCAAATCAATTGCAAGATTTAAGCGGTTGGCAAGACGAAGGCAAAACAGTTGTTTCAAGGAGTGCCGGAAAGAGTCGTGGATTTCCTAAATACAATCCCAATGTTATTAAAAAAGGTTTGACTAGTTCAGTAGGTCGCTCAAGGAGAAACAGGGCTGGATTCGTTAACGCTTACAAATTGTTGAACAGATCAGCCGCCGGCGCAATCTATGAAACCGCAGGACGTAAAAATCCTAATGGTCGTGCGCCAATGCAAAGTTTGTACGCTAGTAATTTCGTTCAAGGCGACGAAGGCACCTATAAGTCAGGTGGCAAAATTTTAAGACGTTCAACTAGGAATTACAATAGTAACAATCCTTTTGCAGGATACCAGTTCGTGCAAGCCGTAAACGCTGAAGCCAAACTAGAAAGTATTGGTAGGGGTAGGAAAAACCAAGGACGTTTACTTTATGCGGCTTTCGCAAGAGATCAAGGCAAGGTCACAAAGGCAACCTTCAAAGCAATCGATAAAGCAATTTTAACATTTAATTCAAGCATTAAGAGAAGGATTGGACTAGCCGCATGAGTGCCACCGGTATTGAAATTCCTATTGTTAGCACCTATAAAGACAAAGGCGCAAAAGCGGCCAGTAAGTCGCTCAATACTTTAACCAAATCAGCCAAAGCCCTAGGCTTGGCTTTTGGTGTTTTTCAAACCATAAACTTTAGCAAAAAGGCAGTAAGGGCTTTCGCCGATGATGAAAGAGCCGCCGGCGCATTATCTAAAACATTACAGAATTTAGGCCAATCTTATGCAGTTTTGCAAACCGCAGGATTTATTCAAAACTTACAAAACACCACCGGTATTCTTGACGATCAACTGCGTCCGGCTTTTACTCAACTAGTTAACTCAACCTTAGACGCTAAGGAAGCCCAAAAGTTATTAAGTGTCGCTTTAGATGTATCCGCTGGAACTGGTAAAGATTTACAGTCGGTTACCGTTGCATTAAGCAAAGCGGTATTGAAAGAGAATACTGCACTTAGCCGTTTAGGAATTGGTTTAAGTAAAGCCGAATTAGCCACTATGGATATGGCTCAAATAACTGACTTTTTGTCTAAGAAGTTTGATGGTCAGGCCGCTTTAGCCGCTGATTCTTATGCAGGAAAATTAGCAGTCTTAAGCGCAAAAGCCTCGGACGCCGCTGAAACAATTGGCGGTTCTTTAGTAGTGGCACTAGACAAAGCATTTGGCGACCCTGAGAAAATTGGAAGTGGTATAGATGTTATCGCCAACAAGATTAGCGGCCTCATTGAGGGGATGTCTAGATTTATTCAAGTTACAAAAATTGGACTTCAGAACTTAACCTTGTCTCCCGATTCACCTATTTTCCAGTATAAATTAAACTTTGACAAACCTTTTGACCCAATGAGCCAAAAGTTTGATTACACCGCATTACAAAAAGAGGAAAAGAGATTACAAAACGACGCTAAGAAAAACCTCGCTGCCCGTAATGCCGCTATAAAGAAAGAACAAGCATTACTCAAAGATCAAGCAAAACTTAAAAAATTTGGAAGTATGTTTGACACCGAACAAATTGAGATTTTTGCTGCACTTCAGGGAAAAATTACCGAGCAGGAAAAACTTAGACTTAGTTTACAGTTAGCCTTAATTCAAGGTAATGCAACCGAAGCCGAGAAACTTGGAAAACAACTGGCAATTGCTCAGTTACAGACTACTGATCTTTCTGCGGCTATTGCAAAGATACCTAAAGCCCTAAACCCATTTGAAGGTTTTGGAAGCGAGGTTGACAACTTAATTGCCAAGATTTTGAACATGTATAAGTTATTGCAGCAACCTTTAAGCACTACAACCACCGCACCAATTACGACTTCAAGCGGTTCAACCAACCCAACATTGACTGCAATTGCTGCTCAAATTGATAGCGCAAGAACAGGTTTGAACAATTTTAATGAAAGAATGTTGGCAAAAATAGCGGCTACCAATAAAATTCCGGATACAACTATTGAACAAGATATTCAAAGTCAATTACAGGCTTATCTTGCCGCCGATACTGCAATGCGTAGTACATTTAAGGACTTAAACATAAACATTGCGCCGGCTGGTAGCGTTGTTACTACTGGCGATCTTGTCCAAGATATTCGCAACGCCTTGATTGAGGCAGGATTATCCGGCTCACAAACTACCATTAACAGGAACCTTGGTGCGTTCCAAGTACAATGACATTACCGGCAACCTTAGACGTTTCACTAAACTTCCAATCGGGGGCGACCTTCGGCATACCCTTTACTCTTGACGACCCAGTAAACGGAATTCTTGGAACTAATATCTTGTCCGAGTCTAACGCACCGGCCTTGGTAGTTAACTTAACTACACAAACTCGTCAAATAAGTATTAGACGAGGCAGGAACATTAGTCGAGACATATACGAAGCCGGAACTTGTACGGTGAGAATCTATGACCCGAATTCAGACTTCAATCCACAAAACGTAACCTCGCCTTATTTTGGCCAATTAGAACCATTAAGAAAGTTACGCATTTCGGCTACCGTTGCAGGTGTAACTTACTATCTATTTAGTGGATATACGACTGACTATATCTACTCCTATGACCAAGCAGAAAACATTGCTTACGTAGATATAAAGGCAAGCGACGCCTTCAGGTTATTTAATATGGCTTCAGTCGTAACCGTTACAGGTCAAGCGGCTGGTCAAGATACTGGAACCCGAATTGATAAAATTTTGGATACGGTGTCGTTCCCTACTCAAATGCGTAGCATTGAGACCGGAGACACGTTAACCCTTGCCGACCCCGCTACCTTAAGAACCTCACTTAGTGCTATGCAAAACGCAGAGTTCAGCGAGCAGGGGGCTTTGTTTATTAGCCCTGAAGGTAACATTATATTCAAAAATCGAAGTTCAGTTATTGCAAGCGCAGGGGCAACCCCAACCAATTTCAATCAAACCGGTGGCATACCTTACAAGGACTTAAAGTTTGCCCTAGATGATAAACTAATTGTGAACAGCGCAACCATTACAAAAATTGGCGGCGTGGCTCAAACTGCAATTGATTCCGGTTCGATTGCCACCTACTTTCCTCATTCCGTAGCAGTTAGCGAACTTATTGTTGATACCGACGCCGAGGCATTAAATATTGCAAGCATATACGTCGCAACGAGATCAAGTACCTCAATACGAATAGATCAAATGAGCGTTGATTTATACGACCCAAATGTGCCAACGGCCACAATGTTGGACTTTGATTATTTTGATAATGTACTTATCAGTAATATTCAACCCGACAGTTCAACCATCACCAAAAACCTTCAGGTTCAGGGTATCGCTCATGACATAACCCCGACCTCATGGATGACCACCCTCACGACTATGGAACCTATTGTGGACGGATTTATCATAGGGAATAGTACTTATGGGGTAATTGGTGAGGATGTTTTGTCTTACTAGGATATAATTAGGCACTATTAAGGAGATATAATGGCCGCAGGATTAGGATTTAAGACTTTTAACACCGGTGACGTTTTGAGTGCCGCCGATACCAATGGGTTCCTCATGCAGGGCGTTCTTGTTTTTGCAGACGCCGCCGCACGATCAGCCGCAATCACTTCACCTCAAGAGGGTCAAACCTCATATCTCAAGGACACCGACGTAATACAGGTGTACTCAGGTTCAGCATGGGTTACTAAGTCAGGTGGCTCATCACCTTTAACAACTAAGGGCGATCTTTATACTTACTCAACAACCGACGCAAGATTGCCAGTAGGCACAAACGGACACACACTTGTAGCGGATTCTAGTACCGCAACAGGTTTGGCTTGGGCGGCTGCTGCTGGTGGTGGCAAAGTGTTGCAGGTTGTTGTTGGAACAAGTACAACATCAGTTTCAAATTCTACAAACACTTACGCTGATACTGGATTATCTGCAACAATTACGCCCGCTACTACTGGAAGCAGAATTTTGATATTAGTGGACCACGGAACTGTGTATAAATCTAGCGATAATGCACAAAATCAAATTAACTTTAAATTATTTAGAGGTGCAACAGAAATTAAATTTAGTAACTGGGGATGGACTAATACATCAATGAACCTTAAAGGCTACTCTGGCGATATTATGGTAGATAGTCCTTCATCTACTTCGGCTTTAACTTACAAAACGCAATTCAGAAATGAAAATAACACGGCAGAGGTAATTGTAATTGGTGGCGGTGTTAGTGCAACAAAAGGTTCAATTGTTCTAGTAGAAATAGGTGCATAATGTATATTAGAGGTGGAGAAGTATTACAAATGCTTTGCCCTCAAGGTGGCTGGATTTTAGTAGGTGATTCTTTTGAAGGAATTACTTGGGTAGATGATCGGCCAAGATGTACTAAATCAGAATTTGAAGCAGGTTTTGCAAAAGTTGAGGCTTACAAAAAAGAACAAGAAATTGCAAAAACAAACGCCAAAGCCACAGCCGAATCTAAACTATCAGCACTTGGATTAACTACTGAGGATTTAAGGGCTTTAGGCCTCTAAGCACAATCCTCTGAGATTGTTCTCGGAGGATAAATTGGAAAATATGAAACCATGGTTATCAAAAGCGGC